CCTCTCTAAACCTAGAGCGGTTGTTGATAAAATCCGTGAGGAAGGACATTGTGTCTATATCAACAAAAACAAATCAGGTACTTATTACAGAATAGGTACTCCATCTAAAGCGTTAATCGCTGCTGGCTTTGCCGCTTTAGAACCATCAGTTTATGCATAAGCATAAATAGTCATGAGGCGGTTCGTAAGACCTCATGAGTGTTGCCTCTCGTAAAGACAACACAGTTTAAGGTTTGGTAGTTTTCCTCTGGATAGTGAATCCTAGAAAAAACTACCACTTGAAAAATGAAATATAATAACTATATAAATATAATTGATACGCCACTAAGGGTATCAATTTTAACTTGCTTATAAAGTAGAAAAATATGACAAGAAACTTATCTATTTGGAACGATCTAAGACCATTCACAATAGGGTTTGATGATCTGTTCAATCAGTTTGATCATTACGTTGATAATAGATCAAACTCTTTTCCACCATACAATATCGTGAAAGGCAAAGACGATCTCAATTGGACAATTGAAATGGCGCTTGCTGGTTATAATAAAAAAGATATTGAGGTGAAATATGCCGACAATACTATCACAATCAAGTCAACTCACAAAGATGAGGATGACAAAGATACAATCCACAGAGGCATTGCCAAAAGACATTTTACTAGATCATTCACAACTGCTGATGATGTTGAGGTAAGAGGTGCTGAAATGGCAGATGGTATGTTATCAATCGCATTGGAAAAAATAGTCCCAGAGGCTAAGAAACCAAGAACAATTGATATTGCATAATAAAAAATAGATAGGGGCGGTGAGAATATCTCCGCCCTTGACTTTTGAATTGAAACCTGATATAATGGACACATGTATAAATTTAAAGAAAACCAAATTTTAGAAGACGTAAAAAAATACATAGACGAAACCTATTCGTCTCATTACGCTCAAACTCAAAAACAAGCTACTGAAATCATCATTGATCAAGGACACGGTGAAGGTTTTTGTATGGGTAATATTTTAAAGTATGCCCAACGATATGGCAAGAAGGATGGCAAGAATAAGAGAGACCTTATGAAAGTTATTCATTATGCTATCATACAATTGTCCCAGGATCATTACAAGAATGATAAGTCTTTGTTTGAAACCCTGTCTGATGAAATGAAACAATATGATTTGTGGAATACTACAAAGACAGGTGAGACAGCACCTTTACGTTCCGTAATGTCTGAAAAACTAACTAACCCTAATGATTAAGGAGAATATATAATGAAACTAAGTGATAATACAAAAGAGATATTAAAAAACTTTAGTGAGATTAATCCTAACTTAAAGATTACTCCCGGTAAAGAAATCAAAACTATCTCAACAATGAAAAACATACTAGCAACTGCTGGTGTCGAAGAAGAATTTCCACAAGATATTGCTATCTATGACCTATCAGAATTTCTAGGTATGTTATCTTTATTTAATAAACCTGTGTTTTCTTTTGATGAAAAACACATGACGATTAATGAAGAAGGTACATCAACTAAATCAAAATATTATTTTGCTGATGAGTCTATACTTACAACTCCACAAAAAGATGTGAAAATGCCCACCACAGAGGTAGAATTTACATTGACACAAACTGACTTAACAAACATTAAGAAAGCTGCGTCTATGTTACAACTACCTGACATTGCTGTTAAGTCTGTTGGTAGTGATATCATTATGTCGGCGGTTGATAAGAAAAACGATACCGCAAATACCTATGATGTGAAAGTAGGTGAAACAGATAAGAAATTTGAATTTCATTTCAAGACAGAGCATTTTAAAATGTTACCTGGTGATTATGCTGTTCATATTTCATCTAAACTTATTTCTAACTTTAGACATAAAAACAAAACAGTACAGTATTGGATTGCTCTAGAAAACACTTCTAAGTATGAGGGGTAATCTATGGAAAATTTATTATGGGTGGAGGCGTATAGACCTTCCACAATTGACGAATGTATATTACCTGTTGAGATTAAAAAGACTTTCAAGTCAATTCTTAAACAAGGTGAAATACCAAATCTATTATTATCTGGTACTGCTGGCACAGGTAAAACTACTGTAGCAAAAGCATTATGTCACGAACTTGGTTGTGATGTTATGATGATTAATGGTTCTGACGAAGGTCGATCCATTGACGTTGTAAGAAATCAAATCAAGAACTTTGCTTCAACTGTATCATTACATGAGAATGATAAACCTAAAGTAGTTATCGTTGATGAAGCAGATTACATGAATGCTGAGAGTGTTCAACCTGCATTAAGAAACTTTATTGAAACGTTTAGTAATAATTGTCGATTTATATTTACATGTAATTACAAAAACAAAATTATACCTGCAATCCATTCCAGATGTACAGTTATTAATTTTTCTATTCAGAAAAAAGATAAAGAAAAACTTGCAGGTTTATTTCATAAACGATTATCCACAATCCTAGAACAAGAGAGCGTTGAGTTTGATCCAAAGGTATTGGCTGAACTGATCATTAAGTTTTATCCAGACTTTAGAAGAACCATCAATGAACTCCAACGATATTCTGTATCAGGTAAAATAGATACAGGTATTCTTGTTAATATTGCTGAGGCAAATCTTAAATCGCTGAACAAGGCATTGAAAGATAGACACTTTGGTGATATGAGAAAATGGGTTGTTGATCATATCGACCAAGATCCTGCTGGTCTGTACAAAGACTTATATCAAAATTTCTACACAGCATTACAACCACAAAGTATTCCACCTATGGTTATACTGTTGGCAGAATATCAATATAAAAATTCTTTTGTTGCAGATCCAGAACTCAATATGGTTGCATGTCTAACTGAAATCATGTCCGAATGTAAATTCAAATGAGTGATTACAGTTTAACAAAGTATCTCACCGCTATCAATTATAGTAAAGAAAAACTATTAGATACTGATGATAGCGATTGGGAAAAGAAGTATCCACCTTTTATAATCAATAAAGGTTTATCTTATTTCTCTGATACAATAATGTATGCTAACGAAATGAATAGATTACATCATGCGACAAAGCATATGCAATTCTCATTTTTTCTAAATAGTATAAAGTCTAGAAAAAGATTTAGCAAATGGCTAAAAGCCTCGAAGATCAAAGACTTAGACGTAATCAAACAACATTTTGGTTACTCTAATAAAAAGGCTCAAGAGGTTTTATCCATACTAACAAAAGAACAGATTGATTATATAAAAGAGAGATTATATAAAGGTGGAAAAAAATGAGTGAAGTTATACAATGGAAACCAGAGAACATGCTCGAAGTAAAAATAAAAGAGCCTGATGATTTCCTAAAGATTAGAGAGACGCTCACCAGAATAGGTGTAGCAAGTAGAAAGGAACGGAAGATATATCAATCGTGCCATATTCTACATAAACAAGGACGATACTTTATTGTCCACTTTAAAGAGCTTTTTGCTTTAGATGGTAAGACCGCAAACATTTTTGTAAATGATATTGAAAGACGAAACACAATAGCACAATTGCTAAGTGATTGGGGTTTAATAGAACTGGTTGGTGTTGTAGAAAACAAAGCACCATTATCACAAATCAAAGTATTACCATTCAAAGAAAAGAACGATTGGGTGTTAGAACCCAAATACAATATAGGAAAGAAAGGAAACGAGGATGGCGATCAAAAAGATAATGTATGACGCTCTAGTGGCACATGCCAAAGGTCATATAGAAAAACACAAAGCAAATGTGGATATATATCTTAACCAATCTGTTGGTATAGGTGAGCATGGTGATATTCTTGAAACCGTAGAAAAAGAATTAAACATCATTGCCCAATATGATGACCAATTAGAAATTCTAGAAAAATATTTCAAAGACACTACAATTTAACTTGACTTTTAAGTCATAACCTGATATAATTATATTATGCGCTTTTATACAAATGTATCGCCGTATGGCGACAATTTACTAGTTAGGGGCTTTGAAAATGGTGAACGATTTGAAGACCGTATCACTTGGACACCAAGATTATATTTACCTACAAAAGACAATTCAAAATATA